TCCTAATGAATGATGGCCGACCTGGTGGTTTGCTTGTTGTTCGCGGACACCTTGATGACGAAGACAAGGAAGAACTGAGAAATAGGTTCAGAGGCAACTTATCTCGGGCTGGGCAAACAACGGTACTTGCCGCAGACGATGGTGCTGAATACGTGGATGTCGGTGCTTCACCACGAGATGCTGCATACATCCAAATGAGGCAAATAACCAAAGAAGAAATACTTGCTTCGTTTGGTGTTCCTGAAACGGTTATTGGAAATGCTTCTGGTCGCACATTCTCAAACGCTTCTGACGAAATACGAGTGTTCTGGACGGAAACAATGCTTCCTCACCTTGAACCAATAGCAAGGTCTTTGGATGAACTAGATGATGTGAATTACGTTGACTTTGACACCAGAGAAGTACCAGTACTGATGCTTTACAAGCAAGAGCGAGAAAGATACCTCAGTGATGAGTTTTCTCGTGGTTTGATCAGTCTCAACGAATACCGACTTGGCAGTGGACGCAAAGTCGTTGACTCTGACCTCGCTGATTCGCTGTTGATGAATCCAAACCTCACCCCAATCGGCAACACCAAAAAGAAGATGGAGTCACCACCGATGATGGCTGGCGGACCACCTCAGGGCGCAGTTCCCGGAATGGGTGGCGAAGCTATGCCGCCAGGAATGCCAGGTATGCCAGGTGCTGAGGCACCACCAGGGGCACCACCAGCCCCACCGGGAGGCGCAGAGCCAGACACGATGGCAGGAGCAATCGCTGCGGCGATGCAACAAGCAAATCCATCTGGGGCCACTGACGTTCCTATGGCAACGGCAGCAGAAGCACCGATTGGTCAAGTGCCAATGGAAGTCAAGACGGCTGACACTGAAAGATCAATTGAGAGATGGTCCGAAATTCTTGGACGATCACTTGAGAGGGTCATTGAGCGTCAGCAGAGAGTCGTGATGGAGAAATCCATGGGAGCAAAAACAAAGAAGGCTCTATCGGCTGGAACAATGGATGTTCAGTCAGTATTCAACATGGATGTTTGGCAGAAACAGTTAGAGGATGATGTCAGACCAGTCTTGTTCGCCATCATTCAAGATGCCGCGGAGACAGCTGGACTTCCCAAGCCGGACAAGAAAGACATGGTTGCTGCATCTGCTGAAAGCCTTGTTCAACTGCAAACCCTCAACGAGCAGATTGAAAAAGACATAGGAACGGCAATCAAGTCTGCCCTCGGTTTCTTTGGTGACGATTCAAGGGTGGCTTCTTTCAAAGAAACGCTAATTGAAAGTTATGCGCAACTTGATGCCAAGGACAGATACGCCATCACATCTCATGTGACCTCATCGCTCTGGAGTCAATTCAGTAATTAGATATAGTAATTACTGAATTGATATTATTAGTTGCTGTAAACCCCACTAGTACTGGTTTATCATTGCTGAGCAAGCAACACACAAGGCAGGATGATGGACAATCTTCTTTTTAAATCAGGCAATAGTGGTCAAGTAAATGTTGACCAAGCACAAGGAATAGTTGAGTGCTTTGTTGCTGGAATCGGAAACAAAGATTCTGTTGGTGACATCGTCGTAACTGGTGCTTTTGCCAAAAGTTTACTGAGACGAAAGCCGCGAGTTGTTTGGGGACATTCATGGAATGACCCAATCGGAAAAGTTCTTGAGATGTACGAGGTTCCAGTTGGGGATTCTCGCCTGCCTGTCAAAATGCGAAATGCTGGCATTGGCGGTCTCTATGCAAAAGTTCAATTCAACCTGCAGTCCGAAAAAGGAAAAGAAGCATTCGCCACGGTTGCTTTTTTTGGCGAAGACCAAGAGTGGTCAATCGGATACAAAACCATTGACTCCATATTTGATCAAAACCTGCAAGCAAACGTTCTAAAAGAATTAGAACTGTACGAGGTGTCCCCAGTTCTCCATGGTGCGAATCAGTTGACCGGAACAATCTCAATCAAGGCAGACGAAAAAGGCCACATGCCAATCATCCCTATGCAGGGTGGGGGTATGCCGATGATACCAATGATGGATCAGATGCCAAGAATCGTTGTTGTGGCTGCACCCAACGGTCAACAGGATGAATCAAGCACTGACAATCCGTTCGCAGAAGGCATGTCACGCGAACTAGGACAGCCAGACAAAAACACGCTGCAAGCAGAACTCACGGATCGAACTGGTTCGCAAATTGAAGTTATGAATGCAACAGAAAATATTGTTGTATTTCGACGCACTACCCCTGATGGCAAAGCCTCTATGTATCGTCTCCCATATCACAAAGAGGGAAATCTTTACATGTTTGGAAAACCAGAGCCTTATCAGGCCGAGGCACCACAACCGCAAACCATGCAGGGCATTGAGCAGAAACCCGGCGCACCAGTTGTGGTTCCGAACGGCGGTATTGCATACCGCAATGACGACCAGCAAGAGATGATGAATTTGTTTGGCAACAATGCCTCTGTTCCATTTGAGAAATCAGATGTATCACACCTCATTGAGTTGCCAGAGTCTTACATGTCAGAAGCAAAGGATTATTTGAATCCTGTTTTGCGCCACCACAAGTTGGCTGGTCGACCAAGTTCAAAGGGAATCATCATTGATGGTCTCTTGACTGCAAATGCACTTGATGCACTTCAGAATGCCGTGAAGGCACTTGGTGCAACGATTGGTCAATCAATCGGAAAAGTTCGTGACCTTGCACAAACATTTAATCCTTACGCACTTGACGGCGACGGAGACGGATTCGTGCAAGACGGCAGCGCATTCCAGCGCCCATACATTCCAATCAAGAAGGCAGGCTTTGACCTTCCTGATGTCCGTGGTCGCAAGCGCAGTGGAGACTCACTTCTTGACAAGCCAAAAGCAACACCAAAGTTGCCTAAGGATAAAAACACTTGGACACGAGCTCAACGCAACGATGCTTTGACATCGGGAATGTTAGAACCAGAAACACGTGAGGATCTTGCGTTTCTTGCCAATCGTCGTCCAGAGAATGAAGGTGTTGCCAAGTATTGGGATATGTCGGCAGCCGAACTCACTGTAGAGGGGAACAAATTAGTAAACGCTCGCAGGCAAGCCACAGGGGCAGAGAAAGAAAAGATTGACGACGAGTTGCTCAAGGTGTCTCATGACTTCCAACGTCGCGCTTCCTACTCCGAAACATTCGGACAAGAATTTGTTCCTCCAGCAAAACGAGAGATGCCTGCTGACATGGTGCCAGAGGCCGACAAGCCGAAGCCAGCAAGTAAACCAACCGATGATCTGAGTGCCGAAGTACTTGCCGAAAGAAGAAGAGAGCGCGACCTTGACAGACAGGCCGATGCTGCAATTGACCAAGCCCTTGAGCAATACATCGAAGAATACGGCGAAGATGCTCCTGTCCCTGGCTTTGCATCTACTGGCGACAAGCCCTTTACCAATACAGAAGTGTTGATGGAAGTTGCTCGCCGCGATGGATGGAGGGGTGGCGACAGACAACCATCAAGAACTTCCTACGACAAGGCAAACGAAGCACTGAACGATTGGAACGGCCTTAGCGAAGAAGAGCGAAGCAATTTACTCGACGACGATGAACCAACCATTGAGCAGTTTGTGGATGCTTTGCTTGAAGCACGTGATGCCAGACTGTCAAAAGAAAAAGAAGTCAGAAAGTTACGAACCGATGCTGAAAAGAAGCGCCGTTCTGACGAGGTTGCAAAAGTCAAGAAATTTGCTCGCGGTGATTTGTCGGGTGTAGAAACAAACGGTCTCTTGGATGTCCTCGGTGACGACACAGATGATTACGGTAATGCCAGCAATCTTTCTGTGAAATTCAGAAATTATGCACAGCAAAACTGGAAAGAAATGTCTCAAAAAGAGAGAGACACAGCAATGCGTGATAGCAACACCGTTGTTGATGACCCAGACTCGGTCGTTGAAACACTTAGAGATGCGCTCATGGAGTATGGATATAAAAATCCAAAATATAAAACATTCCTTGACGATCTGCAATCTATCGTAGATGAAGAAAACGAAATGTCAAATGGTCTTGCATCGGGGGGTGGCGATGAACGAGCAGCCGAACTTGGACGTGGTGGCCGATTGGGATCCCGACCAGACGATGCCGAGTATCGCCGCGAGCAAGCAAAACAGAGAGAAAAAGAAAGCATTGAGCGAGAGGACGACAGTAAATTCGTCAAGGCGTTTGATGCAGTTCTTGACAAGTACTGGAAGATGTGGGGATTTGATGTCCCAGATGCTGACGAAGAGGGTCAGGATGAACCGTTTGGTTTCGCCAGCAAGGGTAGCAACGAAGAAGTAAAACAAGAAAAACTTGATGAACTTGTTGAGGGCGTGAGAGTACGCTTGCTTGCCGAACTAGAAACTGCCGACCCAGCAACATGGAAGCCATCGTGGCGAAACGACTCGCTTCCGATCAACGTGAC